TAAAATGGTTTTATCAACGCGGAAGTAGGGGATGGTCTGATAGGTCAGCTTGGTCTATTGATACTTGGTTAGTAGATAATCTGATTCCAATGTTAGAAAGATTGAAAAACAATAAACACGGCACACCGTCATCAATGTTTAGAAAGAAAGATGGAGTTGACAAAGATGGAAATCCAACTGATGAAGCAGATTGGTTAGCAGCTCAACGATGGGATAATGTATTGAGGGAAATTATTTATGGATTGAAATGTGCAAAGAAAATTCAAGATTTGGATTACGATTACAAAGATAAAGAATTAACAAAAAAGTTAACAAAGAGTTCTCAACGTTCATTTGAATTGATTGGAAAGTACTTATTTAATTTATGGGATTGAAAGTAAAATGAAAACAATAAAACTAATAATATGTGTGTAAGTAATATCAATAATTGATATTTGTTACAGATAGAATATAACTTTAGAGGTTAAACATGATTGATAAAACAATAAAACTTACAGGTGAATATCCAAGTGATTTCAAACCACCAGAATCTATATCAGATATTCAAAAGATATTTGAAGCACATAACTTCTTTGGTGGTAGAATGATAGGTGGGTCTAAATCATTTTATCGTAAAGAACACGAAGGTGATTTAATCGTATTTAATGCAAATGTGGTTATGCCTCTATTCGGAAAGGTGTGGCATGGTGATTTAAATCTCACAGAAGATTATTTAGTATTACGTGAAATTGCAGAGTGTTTAGATACTACACTTCATGTCCTTTGGGAAATGTCAGGTAGGTTTGGAGAAGAGAATAGACCATTTGAAGAATTGATAAGTGATGAAGTTTGGAATACAAATGACGAAATACCAACTGAAGAATGGTATAGAGAAAAAATGGAGAAGAAATATGAAAATATTAGCAAAAATAGACAAGACAAATAAAATTCATTTACCTGCCGATATTATGGCAAAATTGAATGTTAAAGCAGGTGATGAATTAATTTGGGATATAACAGATGTCTTAACTAATGATTTAGAAAAAGATAGTTATATTGCGGCAACACTTCACAAATTGGATGATTACGAACATGAGGTGAAGTTTAGAAATGGATGAACCACTTGATTTAAGTAAAAAAAGGCCAGGGCCGTGGGATAATAAAATTAGTGATTATTACATTCCTAACGAATCACCAATAGATTCAATTATAATAGATATGATTTTAACACATTACAATATACAATCATTAGAAGGTTTGAAATTGATTTTAACAGGTAAAGAGTTTGACGAAATAGTAGAATTAGCAGAAAAAAAATATTATGGAAAAATAATATATGACACACCACCAGGTACTGAAGGAGAAACATAAAGATATGAAAAAAACTTTAACATTTGATGATGTAAATATTGTTCCGAAATATTCGGAAGTTATGTCACGTGATGATGTAAACCTTACTACACGATTTACTAAGAATACAGAACTTACTATACCAATAGTATCTTCACCTATGGACACCGTAACTGAAGAAAAGATGGCAATAGAAATGATGGAGTGGGGTGGTGTCGGTGTTATACATAGATTTAATTCTATTGAAGAACAATCTCGTATGATGAAATCATTACATTATAAATGGGATAGTTATTTTGATATTAGTAAAAATATGGGTGGTGATGATGAGGAAAGAACAATTGAAAAAGAATGGCAAGAATGGTGGGATAGTGTAAAACATTGGAATCATCCACCTACCAAATCAGATTGGAAAGATTTAAAAGATAGGTTTTGGTGGGCGGATTCAGCAATTCGTGATGAAAAGAGTTGGTCAAGACGACCATTGTGTGCGGCCGTTGGAGTTAAGGGCGATTATTTAGAACGTGCACAAGAATTAGTAAATAACGGATGTAATGTACTATTTATTGATATAGCACATGGACATCATAAATTAATGAGTGACGCTATAAGTAAACTTAAAGGAGAGATTAATGTTGAAGTCGTCGCAGGGTCAGTTGCCACCGCAGAAGGCGTACGATTCTTATGTGAAAATGGAGCGGACTCAATTAGAATTGGAGTGGGAAATGGAAGTTTATGTGAAACAAGAATTAGAACGGGTGTGGGTGTGCCTCAAGTTAGTGCTTTACTTGACGCTGTCGCCACTGCTGATGGTTATAATACTCCCGTTATTGCTGATGGTGGTGTTCGCACTATTGGTGATGTCTGTAAAGGACTTGGTTGTGGGGCTGATACGATTATGTTGGGCTCCCTTTTATCTGGTACAAAAGAAAGTCCAGGTGAAATTGAAAAAGTAGGTGAATGGCCAAACGAAAAATTATTTAAAAAATATAGAGGTTCTGCGTCAAGGGATTCAAAAGGAAATGATAAAAATGTTGAAGGTAATCACAAAATTATACCATATAAAGGCAAAGTTAGTAGAATCTTACACGACATTCGAGACGGCATCAATAGTGCATGTAGCTATGTCGGTGCTAACAATATTAGTGAGTACCATTCTAAAGTAGAATTTGTAGAGGTTACAAATGCTGGACAAGTTGAAGCTAGTCCACATTTATTAAGGAGTTAATATGAATAAAGTTTTTGCATATAGTATGGCTTTAGCAATGATTGGTTTTATAATTATGATGTTTGCATTTATATCATCATTTCCACTATGGTTATTGTGGAACTTAGTTGTACCGCCAATTTTTGGATTATCTAAAATTACTATATTACAAGCGTTTGGATTATGGTTGTTGATAATAATTATTAGAGATACGAGGCTTGATATGAACAGATTAATTAATGCACAAATTGGTGATTATGACAATGACTGGTATTATTCAATTTTAAAAAAAAATTATAGAGCCTAATATTTATAATTAGGAGAAAATATATGTCACAGACAATAGAATACATACAAAAAAAATTATATACAGCTATAACGGAAGCTTCATTGGAAGATGCTCAAATGGCATTACAATTACTTCAAGGTGTTCAAGTGGAGATGGAAGAAATAAATACTTTAGTAGAACCTGAACAACAATTAGCTAATCCTGGTAAAGAAAAACCACTTCCACCAGAACTTAAAAACGTTGTAGAAGATGAAGAAATAATTGAAAAAACAAAAGAATTTGAATTAAGTGAACCAGATTATTCTGTAGAAAAAGGTTTAATTGAATTAGATGAAGTAGTAGAAAAATCAGAAAATGAACTTGTAGATAAAGAAGAAAAACTATCAGACTTAAAAGATGTTACTGCTAAATTAATGACTCAAGGAGCTAAAGGTTTGGAAGTAGTCAAAGAAATTGCAGTTGAAGTTGAAAGATTAGAAGAAGAAATAAACGAAGAAATTAAATCACCAGCTAAGAAAACTACTGGACGTAGGAGAAGAAGATAATGAATAATATAAAAGAGGTATTAAATTATGTTAATCGAGCTATTGAAACTGGTGAAGTTTATGATTTAGTTACTGCGTATGAAATAATATCGGAGAATCAAAGAAGGAATGCAGAAAATGTAGATATGCCTTCAGATGAAGCTTCAGCGGAAGAACAAGATTTTGAACAAGATGCTTTATTTGCTATAAAGCAGAAAAAGAACGAAGAGAAGAAAATTCTTAAAAAACGTAAAGGTTCAAAACAACCATCGTTTATACCTAATGAAACTAAGGCTATAACTTCCACTTCGTTACCTAAACCTACAAGAAGGGTAAAGAGAACAAAAGTGAAGAGAACACCAGGTAGAAAACGTGGTTAGAAGAAAACTATGGGGATGACATGGTATTCGACAGGTGTTATTTGACAATTGAGTGCAACGGAGTTTGAGTAAGACTCGCTATAAAAGACTCACAATCCAAATTGGCGATGAATCGCTAGACGGGTTGGTGATAGATTGGCATTTGGCTGAGTATGATTACTCGGTTGAATTACCAATCGGTGATTCCCAACCAACTTACGCATACGCTGCATAAGTTACTGAGTTGTCTAACACTCGGTCATAAAATAAGTTAGACACCAACTCAAAGACACAATGAGTATAAATGATGTACGGAACTATCCAATAAAATAGTCGGTGGTTTGTAGGTAACTTCTCGGAGGGTAGTAACCTAACTAAGTTGTGAATGACTCATTGAAAAAAACAGACTGGACGGGAGTTCGATTCTCCCCATCTCCACAAAAAAATACGAAAGGGGTATATTGTGAATACACATAAATGGGTAGCGTCACTAATAGTAGTGACTCTAATACAAGGATTTTTCTCTATAAATATAATGAAGAAAAATCGAGAAACATATAAAAGTTATATTAATATCTTAAAAGATGAAAATCAATACTTACATAAAGAGTTAAAATCTTTTTATGAATATGGTGTAGAAGTTGATGTAACTATGTATCAACCCGTTTATCCACAAACAGATAAAACACCAGATATAACTGCAGATGGAACAAGAATCCGTATCAGTAAAGCAAGTGAATACAAGTTTGTAGCTCTATCAAGGAATCTTTTAAAACGATGGGGTGGGCCATTTGACTATGGAGACTTTATTTTAATTAAGGGAACAAAAACTAAAGATGGTGTGTATCAAGTAAGGGATACTATGAATCCTAAATGGGTAAATGTAGTAGATATATTAGAATCTAAACACGTACAACCATACAAATATGAAAATGTACACATATATCCAATGAAATGGCCAAAACGGGAAGATTTAGTGTTAAATAGTTAAAAAAATATTGAATGGTTAGAATTATTAAATGATACTTATTAAAAAGAGGTTATAAATGAAACAATTAAGTCCAGAACAAATCCAAGAGAATTGGCAAGAATTACGTCAATTAATAAACGATACCTTTACAGGTGAACGTCTTGAAAATTTAAACAAGATGTATGATTACTTTGAAGATAGAATGTGTATGGCTCCTGCTAGTGGTAAAGAACATTATCATAATGCTATGGTCGGTGGTTATGTAGAACACGTATTACACGTTACAAAGTTTGCATTACAATTAAAAGAACTTTGGGAAAGGGGTGGAGCTACTATAGATTTTACAGATGAAGAATTAATCTTCGCAACTCTACATCACGATTTAGGAAAAGTCGGTGATTTAGACCACGATTATTACATTCCTAACGAATCAGAGTGGCACAGAAAAAACCAAGGTAAGATTTATACACATAATCCTAAATTGCAGTACATGACTGTAACAGATAGAGCTCTTTGGTTACTACAACACTTTAATATTCCAATGAATCAGACAGAATATCTTGGTTTGAGACTAACAGATGGAATGTATGAGAAAGCTAATAAGAGTTATTTGGTTACATTTCAACCAGAATTTTCATTACGTTCTAATATAGCTCGTATTTGTCATGCAGCCGATACAATGGCTACATTTATTGAAGGTGACCAATGGAAAAGAGCTGGACAAGAGTCTGAAAAAGTGGTAGAAAAGTCTGTGAGTAACATAAAAGAAGCCGTAAATGGTAAAGTTACAGAACCAATTGAAGATAGTGGTCTGTCTAAGAAACATTCAGATTTATTTAATGAATTATTTGGAGAAAAATAAATGTTTTTAGAAATAGCTCTTGGAGTGTATACTGGTTTATTGTTAATTTCTGTATATGTAAATTGGAATTTACTAAAGAAAACAGAATTACTTGAAAGTTGGATAGAACAGACTACTGAAATGGTTGAAGAAACTTACGAAGAGATGAAAACGATAGATTCTACGGGTCACTTTGAATCAGATGATGAAATTGGTACAGTTTTTCAAGGAATTAAATCAACAATTGAAAATTTAAATAACTATGTTAAAGGAGAAGACATAAATGGGTAGAAAAGCAAAAAAAGGAAGTAGTCGTTATTACTTTACAATGGATACGGAAAGGGCTATTATTCGTTACAATAAAGAAGAACGTCCTTATATGAGAGAACGTATTTATAATGAACATATTCATAAAGCTTTTGATAAGTTATGTGAGAATATTATTCATACTTTTAAGTTTTATTACTTCGATGTACCCAGTGAAGATGTAAAACACGAAGTTATGTCTTTTCTTGTTATGAATATGCATAAATTTAAAGAAGGTAAGGGAAAAGCTTTCTCATACTTTAGTATTGTAGCTAAAAATTATTTGATTTTACATAATAATAAAAACTACAAGAGTTACAAACAGAAGAAAGATATTGCTTCTTTGGATTATGGTGAGAATAAAAAAACACAAGATGATAATTTCATGGATGAAGGTTCTCAATTTATGATAGAGACTTTGAGATTTTGGGATATGAACTTAAATAAAGTTTTTAAGAGACATAGGGATATTATAATAGTTGATGCAATATTAGAATTGTTTAGACGAAGAATGTATCTTGAGAATTTTAATAAAAAGGCTCTTTATATCCTTATTCGTGAGATGACTGGTTCTAATACACAACATATTACAAGAGTTGTAAATACTTTAAAGAAATATCATAAAAGACTATCATATGAATATAATGAATTTGGCCAAATAAACGTTGATTATACTGGTTCAATGATAAATCCTGATATGAATTTGAATAGTAGCAATAAATACAAATATAGTTTTTAAAAGCTCTTGACTTTTATATATTTTCTTTGTAACTTTAAGTGTTGAGATTGGGGATATTATATCAATTATAAAAAAAGGGGAACGTTGTTCCCCTTTTTCATTTTATGTGGTTACTTCTTATATAATCCGACCAAGAAAAATAAGGCTAGTAAACCAGCAAAACCACTATTTCCGAATCCATTAATGATGGTGGTCAAGTTTCCTATCACACTAACACCAAATACACCAGAACCGAAAAGTACTTCAACTATTGCTCCTACAGCAATAAAATTAAGTAACGTTTCCATAATCCCTGTTATTGATTCGTTTACGGTTTTCATAATCTCTTTCATAATGTCTCTCCTTTCGACAAGTTAATAAAGAATACGTCTATAAATAACTATGATATATATGATATTTTATTAGGCTATATATATGTATTAACTCGATTCTTCGTATTTTGATAAATCCAAGTTAGGTAGTGGTTTTTCGATTTTCAAATCCTTTAATTTAGAATTTGCTACTACCAATTTAGAACCACCTACTATTTTACCACCTACTACATGGTAGATAAAGAATACAGTTTTCCACGTGCCAACTCTTACGATACGGCCTGGTGCACCATCAACTTCTACGACATCATCTTCGTTATAGTCATTACCTAAAAAAACCATTATGCCATCTACCGCTTCTTGTATAGTACTTTGAAATAATAGGGTAAGAATACCCGCAAGGAATAACCAACCATACTCACCGATAAGGCTTTCTATAATTGTTTTATCCACAATAAAATCCTTAGTTGGTTAGTTGTCATATATAAATATCATATATATTAATCATTTTGAATAAAAAAGATATTTATTATTGAGATTTTGGTTATTTATCACATTAATAGGAAAATACTATGGCGAACGATTATGAAATATTTGAAGGGAAGACCCTTTCAGACTTATTTAAAGACATTTACTCAAATACAGAGTCTAATAGGAAACAACTTGATGTGTTGACAAGAGAAATCGTTGGATTTATTAAAGATGGTGATACGGCCGTTCAAATAGTTCCAATGATTAAAGAATATTTGGAAATAAATGTTAAAAATGATGAACAACTTGTTAAAATTGCAGGTATTGTACAAAGATTAATAGCGGCTGAAAATAAAGTTGGTAGCGAAAGTGAATTTGGACTAACTGACGCTGAAAAAGAACAATTGATGCAAGGTATTCAAGATACTGTGGATGAAATCCAACAAACATCAGATGAAATACAAGATGAAATAACGGCGTTAAATTAAATGGCATATTTTAAAGAAGAAAAAAAGAAGAGCTTACCAAGTTTACTTGGTGGTTTAACTGGTGCAGGTTCTGTAACCAACTTAATTAAACAATTAAATAAAAAAGATGAGTTTTACGAGTTAGAAGTTGGTGAAGTTTTGGATGTTTTATTAACATATGATGATTTAAAAAATAAAAAACCTGCAATAAATTCAATAGCTGGTACTAATACAGAATTTAAAGATATTGGAATGATACAAGTTAGATTGTTAAAAAGTGAAAATGGTTTACCAGTAGAATTTTGTAGTTGGTATTACCCACTTGAATCAAATATAAAACAATATCCAGTAAAAGGTGAATATGTTGTTTGTTGTAACTATTTGAATATGAAATTTTATACACAAACATTAAATTTTATTGGTCATATAAACACAAATGCTGTTCCAGGATTAAGTGATGTAGTTGACAAACCAAATACTGGGTTTTTGGGTCAATTATATTCATTTATAGATGGTGGTGAAGATGAACCTGTAAAAGAAGAAGAAAAAAGTCCACATACACTTGGTGATTTTTTTACAAGGAATAGATATATCAGACAATTGAAGCCTTATGAAGGTGATATTAGTATACAAGGTAGGTTTGGTAATAGTATACGATTTGGTAGTGCTATGTCTGATGACAATGAATTGAATAAAGGTGGTATAGATGGTACTAAATATGGCCCATCACCCAATATTAAATTAAGAGTTGGACAATTACAAGATTATTATGCTTTAGAAGCTGGTATGGCACATACTATTACTGAAACTGATGGTGAATTTGAAGTTGAATTACAATATAAAGATAACAAATCTGCTAATTTAATTGATATGGAAACTAACTTTATACAACTTGGTCATGGATTGGATTCATATGTTGTAGAAGATATAAATGCCGATGGTTCTTCTATCTACTTAACATCAAATGAAGAGGTAAATTTAAATCCTATAACTAAAGTTATGGGAGCACGTATTCACCACGCACATTTACAAAATCCACCAGAGAAATATGTTGGAAAACAAATAATAATGAACTCTGATAAAATTGTTTTTAATACAAAACAAGGTGGGTTGTTTAGTTATACTAATATGAGTACTTATTTTGCTACAAATACAGCGTTCGTTGTAGATGCTGAAGCCGGGATAAGTTTAAACTCACCTGGTCTTATTGGTATGCACACCGAAGGCCAAATCCATTTCAGAGGAGAGAAAGATATTATCATAGATTCCGCTGATTCTACACTTTATCTTGGTACGTCACCAAAAGATGAAGGACAACAAGATGAATTAGAACCAGCAGTATTGGGTGGTAAACTTGTAAAATTTTTAAGTGAGTTTATAGATACTATGAAAAGTGCTACATACCCAAGTACACCAGGTGTGGCCGACCCTGGTACTATGGCAAAATTAGAAGCTTTAAAAACGCAACTTGGTACTGAAGATGACCCACAGACAGACTTTTGTAGTGTAAGAGTCAAATTACAATAATGCCTTTAACAGAGAAAATACCTAAATTAAATACTCAAAAATTTTTCGAACAAGTCAGAGACTTTCATTTACAGATATGTAGTAAATTGGATGGGCCTTTAAAAAGGGTAGAAACTGAAAGTGATGATGAATGGTTAATGAAATTAGCAGATGCTATGTCTCGATACATTCAAGACTATGTTGAAAAGGTTGAGATAACTGGTGGTACTATAGCACCAGATACTAAATTAGCTCCTGGTATATTTGATATATACGCTGGATTTAGTACAACACCATCTCCAATAGTGGCAGATTCAGACCAAGGTGAATTTGAAGGAACTTTGATTCATTTAGTTTTTAAACCTGGGTTTTCATCCAATTACAATAAAATTGTTTCTGGTAGTCATACTTCAATACAATATCAAGGACAATATTTTTTAGAAACTAAGTCTGTTGACATTGAACCACCACCATCTGAAGTCTTGTATGATAATTCAGACCACGATGCAGATGAGTTAAAAAAATTACAAGCCGCTTGGTCTGGTAGTAAAACTACTGCTAATAGAAATAAAGTAGTTAACTATTTAGAAGAATTTCCAGTACAACTATCTAAACCAACAGAAACACCAACACCACCAGAAACAACAATGGGTGAATTGGAAAGTATTTATTTACATACACAAGATAAAAGTGGTACTGAATTAGATACCAATCGTATTCCATTAGCAACAAGTGTTGAAATAAAAGGTAGTAATTCTGATGGTATGTATCTTGTAGAAGAGAAAATACCATTTGATAATTATTGGCAATTTAAATTGAAACCTGGTCCAGTAAATGGTTCTATAATACAATCTGGTAATATGGAATTAAATTGGGAAGCTGATGCTGGTACGTTGGGTCGTATTCAATTAAAAGAAGAATTATTTGAAGTTTATAAATTTGAACTCGATGAAAGTGCAACAGATTTAGAGAATATAGAAAAAATATCGGAGATGACCGCAACAGCAATAGATAATTTTGTAGAGAGTGGAGATGTTATTTTAATATCAGATACACAAGATATTAAAATTGATTCAGGTATACAACTTACAGGTCCTATTAGACTTTCAACAACAACAAAGGCAACTATTCCTGCATTTTTACCAGGAGTAACTACTATGGGTATTGGAAAAGCAAAAGTTGTTGATAGAGAAGACCCAGTAGAAACTTTAAAAACAAACTTGACTACTTATGCTAGACAATTTGGGCCTGAGGGGAATTTAACTTCAAACTTGACAATCGAACAAATATGTAATAGAGAAGCGTATGGATTTGTTAATTCTATTCATACTTACATAACAACTTGTTTGGTTAAGGGAGAACATATAATACCATTATTAACTTTTCAAACTGGTGGTATTACAACAATGGGTACAACTATTTTCCCACCAGCAGTAAGTACACCAGGAACACCAGGAACAATTGGAGCTCCAATGTGGCCTATTATGCCACTTTCATCAAAGGGAGATATTGGTCATGGAGTATTTGATGGAGCAGATGGTGGGTTTACTGTAGACGAAGATTGGGTAAATGGATTGGAAGATTGGGAAGAGATTTGGGAAGAACTAGCACTTGACGATTCACCAGATTCTCAAACTTTGGAGTCTGAAATTGTATTAGTAAAAGAAGTAGATGGAGTTAGGGAATAATGGATACTCGTAAAACACTTGGAACTATTATAACTATAAAAGGACAACCAACCATTAATGGTGAGGGAGCTAAACAAGGTGCTAATATTTATGATTTAGATGAAATTAGTGGAATTGATAATGATGAGATTTCTATAGTTGGTAAAAGAATGACAATATTAGACGATAGTGGTGATGTTTCTTGTACACCAACAAAATTTATTGGTAAGGGTAATTTTTCTTGTACTATATTATCAGATTTAGACTTGGAAAGTATATGGGATAATGTAGAATGGGAAGAGATTACAGAGATTGGTGAAGAAATAATTGGTGAAGTAGAGAATATAACTGCTACTGCAGGTGTCAGGGGATAAAAAATTAACATAAACATTTTAGAACAATATTTATATAATAATAAGGTAAATTATGCCAGAGTTAAAATTAGGTAAAGTAATTGGTGTTAAAGGACAACCAACCATTAATGGTGAGGGAGCTAAACAAGGCCAAGAAGTTTTTGAGTTAGATGAATTGAATGGAATTAATGCTGATGAGTTAACTATAACTGGTAAGGGTATATTTATTATGGATGAAACTGGTGATGTTTCTTGTACACCAACAAAATTTGTAGGTAAAGGTGAATTTAGTGCTACATTAGAACCTGATTTTGATTTAGATGCTATGTGGGAAAATACGGTATGGGAAGAAATACAAAATGTTACGAGTGAAAACTATGAAGTAGAAGGAATAACTGCTACAGCAGGAGTGAGAGGGTAATCATGAGTAAAGCAGTATTAATGAAAGTAAAAGGTATTGTAAAACTAAATGGTAAAAAAACGTCACCTGGTAAAATGGTACAAGATGGTGACACGATTACCACAGGCCCAAAGAGTTTTGCTGGATTTATGTTTCTTGACGATAAATCGGTATTTAAAGTATTGGAAAATACATCTTGGTATAATGCGTCAAGTGAAGAAATAAAAGAACAAATGGATAATAATCCAAGTGGAACTATGGGTGGTGGTACTAATTCAAGTGTACCTAATGATAAAAAAGACGCATTCGTTATAAAAGAATTTACTGGTGTAGCCGGAGTTAAAGGTTAATAGAGGAGTTAAAATGAATAAGAAACAATTTTTAACTATTATTGAAAGAATAGTAGAAAAGAAAGTCAAACAAGAATTGTCAAAACAATTAAATGAGATATTTATTAAAGAAAGAAAGAATATCAAAGAAGACAAAAAAGTTGATTTGAATAGCTTATTGTCTGAACCAATTATAAAGAATGAAACTAATGATGAAATTCAAGATGAAGTTCATTATACTAAAAATTCTAAGTTGAATAAAATTTTGAATGAAACAAAGGGTGGATTACCAAGTGGTAAAGAACCATACCCTACATTAGGCGGTGGAACTTTTGATACATCTAAGATGTCTGAATTAATGGGGTATGGAAAATCAGAAGATGTTCAACGTGAAGTCGCGGCGGTAGACACGATTAAAAAAGCTGGTGTTTCAGTTGACCAAGTTCCAGACCACGTGACAAATGCATTAACAAAAGATTATAGTAACTTAATGAAAGCTTTAGATAAGAAAAAAGGGAATTAATAAATGGGTGCTTTAGAAAATGATTTGAATCCAGATACTTGGATTGGGTTATCATTCCCACTCGGAAGGTCTGAGTCTGGTTTTTTTCAGCAAACACAAACAACATTAGAACAAACTTCGCATAATATAAAAAATTTATTATTGACGATGAAGGGTGAACGACCAATGAATCCAGAATTTGGTTCTAATTTGTATTCTATTTTGTTTGACCCAATTGGAAGTGACACACCAATGAAAGTTGAAGAATCTATAAAAGAAGCTGTAGCACAATGGTTACCACACGTTATACTTAATAAAATTAACGTGACCACTTCAGAACAGACGCCAAACCAAATTGATGTCAATTTAGAGTTTGGGGTGACATTAGAACCTGGAGTGTTTGATTCTTTACAATTAACTTTCTTTTCTAATTTTTAGGAGATTTAAATGGCTGAAGCGGCAAAAGTGGAAAAAAAAGAAGTACGATATCTTAATAAAGATTTCTCAACGTTTAAGGATAATCTTATAGATTTTGCTAAAACTTATTTTCCAAACACATATAATGATTTTAACGAGTCAGACCCTGGTACTATGTTCATAGAAATGGCATCATATGTTGGTGATGTTTTATCCTATTACATTGATGATAGATTCAAAGAATCTTTATTATCTTATGCTGAAGAAACTGAAAATGTTTTTGAGATAGCTCAATCACTTGGGTATAAACCAAAGTTAGCTACACCATCGTCAACTAAGCTTGATTTTTTCCAAACAATACCATCAACTGGTACTGGTGATGATGTTAGACCAGATTATAGATATGCTATGAAAGTTTTAACTGGAACACAAGTTAAATCGTCAAATGGTATTGTGTTTAGATTAGCAGATGATATTGATTTTGCTAATTCAAGTTCATTGTCGCCTCGTTCTACTACCATTTATGAAACATCTGGTACAGAACCATCAAAATATTTGTTAAAGAAAAGTGCTAATGTTTATAGTGGAGATATAACTTCAGAAACTTTTTCATTTGGAACTGCTAAAAAATATGATAGAATAGCTTTATCGAAACAAAATGTATCACAAATTATAAGTGTACGAGATGATGAGGCTAATACTTGGTATGAAGTTGATTTTTTAGCTAAAGATGTTGTATTTGATGATACATCAAATAATGATAGTACAGACCCAGACTTATCACAATTTTCTGATGATGTACCTTTCTTACTTAAATTAGTTAAAACACCACGAAGATTTACAACATACATACGACCAGATGGTAGAACGGAATTACGTTTTGGAGCTGGTGTTTCGGCTGGAGCTGACGAAGAATTAATACCAAATCCAGAAAATGTTGGTTCTTCTTTACCAGAAGGTGTAAGTATGTTAGACAGAACATTTGACCCAAGTAACTTTTTAAAAACTAAAGCTTATGGATTGGCTCCTAAAAATACTACGTTAACTGTAAAATATGCACATGGTGGTGGTGTTAATCATAATGTTGCGGAAGGTTCTATTATTGAGGTAAAAGAAGCTAATACTTCACTATCATCAGCTGGTTTAGACTCTGCAACTGTTACTCAATGTTTAAGTTCAC